AATTTTTTTTGTACAGTTTCCTGCTTGATCCCAAACAGTAGAGTATTCAACTTCTCCATTCAACAATTTACAAATTCCCTCAACTTGAAAATGGGCAAGAAGTTTTCTTTCATCTTCAGACATGTTCATAGAATTAATTTTTTTTCTTCAGGAGTTACAAGTTTACTTCCATATAGTTCATTATATTTTTTTTGAATACTTGAATCTAAATCTACAATGTAAATAATGTGATTACGGGATACTACTATATCAGGTTTTTCTCTATCTATAACTGTTGCCCAAGGTGCAAACCCTACAGATCCACTAGAAGTTGGAACAACAACTAACCCATTTTTTAATGTGACAGAAGTCTCATTTTCAGAAACAATTTCTGCAATAACTTCTTCACCAGTAACGATCCTAAGTAATTTTACGTCCATTTTCAATCTCCATAATAATACGTTCTACTTGTTTTCTATCAATACCACAAGGGGCATTTTTAAGACATCTAATGATAACTTCATTATCGCATATAGAAGGTTTAATTGTAAACCCCCATTTGTCAACTTCTCCTCCTGTAGGTGCCTCTACATTATCAAACATCACTAATACCTTTTGGGAAATTTTCAATCACTTCTAAATCATAATCCCAATCTTCAATAACTGGGTTAGCATAAAGACGATCAGATAAAGTATCTAGTTCTTTTCTTGCTTCCTCTTCAGTTTCTGCTTCCAACCAAATATCAATTACCTTACCCAATCTAAGTTTTTTGATATCCAAATTAGACAACCTTCTAGATGCATCTCTAACAGCATTACCTGGTGAGTCATCAACCTGTGACCTTAAACGAATGAATACTAGTGCTTTAAATTTCATTTTTTCTTCAATAAAAATTTACCAGAAAACTCCTCTACATGTAAGTGTTTAGGTTCAAGTGGCCATCCAGTGTCTTTCAGTGTTTCATATCTGTCCCTATAATAATCCATAAGTTCAGAGCATTCTGTATGTTCAATACCCTCATGAATTATATCAGATTTAAATCTGATTGTATAGAGACCTGTTTTACTACTATAAATTTCGGAGGTCATTATTATAATATGCGATAGTTGCGTGAAACTTATCTATAGGATCAATCGTTTCTCCCAATGTGCTTCTTATTCTCTCTTTAACTTCTTCACTACTAATTTCTTTCAAAATTTGCCGAAGTTCAACATCATCAAACTTGACGTAATAGTTATCATAATGTTTCATTTGAATTCACACTCCACCATAATCTCAGTCAAACACGCAAGCATGTTTATTTCTTGATCCGCCACGAACGCCACTTGATACTGGTACTTAGCAATGATAAGCACAGCAGCAGGAATAGACCCAGGAACAAGGGTTTCGTATAAAGAATTATACACACGACGAAGAAGGACAGAAGAGTCATTGTCCAAATTGTTGACCACCCATTTACGAACTTCTTTAAAGTTCTTTTGTTTAAGATTTTTAATAAGTTCATCAATTTTTACATTACTAAAAGATGCTAAAATACCACTATCAATTATACCAGAAGATGAATATTTTTGCAACTCATTTAGAACACGTCTCCAATCAGGAAAGTGTTTATTAATTAATTCTACCAAGACCTTGTGATCATATTTAACACCTTCTGCAACCAAGATTTCTTGGAGACGGGTAAAGAATTGTGCTGCAAGTCCTGGTCTATCTTTTTTAGTGGTGGAAAAATCAATACTGGAGCATCGGCTGTGGAGGGGTTGGATGATTCGGTTTTTGAAGTTGCAGGTGAAGACGAATCTACAGTTGCTACTAAACTCCTCAGTAAACGCCCGTAAGAGGAGTTGTACATCATTGGTTGTATTATCTGCTTCGTCAATGATGATGACTTTGTGTTTAGCAGTTGCCGTAAGTGAAACGGTCGAAGCGAAGTTTTTCGCATTGTTTCGGACAGTATCGAGGAATCTACCTTCATCGGATCCATTGATGACATAAAAATCTACCCCAAGTTGATTACAGAGTGCCTTTGCTACTGTGGTTTTACCACATCCAGCAGGTCCCGAAAGTAATAAATTTGGAACCTCTCCTTTATCTAGGAAGTCTTGGAAGGTCTTCTTAATACTTGTTGGTAAAATACATTCTTCAATTGTTTTAGGTCGATATTTTTCAACCCAGAGAAATTCATTACGCATGTTCTTTTTTCACCAAAGTAAAGGAACCATCATCACTAGGAATCCATTCTAACACATCCCCCTCTTTCCATCCAGTTTTTTCAAGAAGTTCTTCGGGAAAAGTTAGGATTCCATTATCATCAACTGTTAGGGTAGTTTTCATAATTAATCATCATATACAGATTTTCTTCTTTTAATATATTCAACTTCATTCCAAAACTGTCTATAACATACAAGACAACAGTGAACTTTCTTATGTTTTTCTACTTTTGTATATTCACAAGGTGGTTTATCTTTTACACCAACTTCAATGGTAAAGTATTCATCCATTTTATCTACATAGTAGACCCATCCTTCATTACTTCTCCATTTAACGTAATCGTTTAATTTAGGAATATAAGTCATAGCCAATTCGGTTTTTTGGATTCGTCACGAAGATAATTAGATGCAACCCAAGGTTTGGATGCGATATACATTTTGTAAGCAGTAAAAGTATCGATGCTTGTGTCAAGTTTAAACTCATCTGGCATTGCTCTTGCATAATTTTCTGCTAGTGAATAACATGTTATAGCCTTACTAGTTTCTTTATGAAAAATTTTCTTTGCTTCAAATAAAGTTTTAGTGCAAGAGTGAATTTTACCATATCGAATTCTGTATTCAGCAGATAAGAAACAACCATGCTGAATCAACCAAGCAAGGTTGTAATGGTTTTTTGCTGCCCAGGTAGTGCATGGATGGTTCCTGAAAGCGCCTTTCTCAGTTCTATAAGGTGTACCATCCTTTTTATGTAATTGACCCCAATCTAGATACCATTTGGAGTAGATGATGGATATCATCTGACAGCACTCTAAAGGCATTTTAACAATGTGTTTGTCAGGTAAAACCCTAGCAGATTCCATAGGGTCTGGTGAAGTCACAAAAATGTTCATTTTCCTATGTCAGAAGTTTACTAATTCCAATAGTACTAATAAAAGACAGCATTACAACTACATCCCATGATTTTGTTTTTATAAAGTAAGGAACTGATATTATATCTGCAATTAAATTTATAATTACTCCAATAGTTACATCTATATGGAGTATAACAAAATAGGCAGTAATCACAAGGATACTGCCTATAATTCTTAGTATTACATCAAGTTTCATAAACCGAATCAGGTTCAAGAGCGATGTAATATGTAACACCATTTTCTTGATTTACAAATCTTGCAAGTAATTTAGATGAAATTACAACATCATATTTTCCAGGAATAATTTTGATATTTTCTACCTTAAAGTTAAAAGTAAAGTTAACATCAGTTTCCCCAACAATCTCACAATAGTTATCAGAGGTATCATTCTTCTTATCACGAAGAACTAGTTTTACAACACCTGCTTCGCCAACTACAGAAAGATCATATAGTTGATAGATTGAAGATGCCTTCAAAAGTTTTGTAAGTTGCTGAGTAGATAACTCAAAACATACATCTTCACTAGGAAGAACAAGTGGTTTTTCTGGTGGTGTAATAATTACATTCTCATCAGCAAAGAAATACTTTGAACGAGATTTGCCTTCTTTAATTACCACATAACTATCTTTTGTAAAATCAAGTTCTGGATTTTCATGTAATCCTAAACCATTTAAAAAACGATTTAGATCATAAATTCCAAAGTCTTTAGGAAAGTCTTCTTCAACAGTTGCTTCTGCAAGAATATTCCTCATTACAGACATGGTACGAATACTACTTCCCTTCTTAATCAAAATTGATTGATTGATGCCAGAGAAGTTTTTTAGAATGTTTAGCGTTTTATCAGAAAGTTTCATAGGGGGACGCATTTTCATTACAGAGGCCAGAGAAATGGTAGAGAAGAATACAATAGTGAATTGCTTTTAGAAGATCTCGCTGATTCTTACCATTTTTTTTACCGAAGCGAGAGAGGTACTTAATAGCATTAGATCGACAGAAAGGTTCTGCATCACCAATACCTTCAATCAGATCAAGTGTCTGAGTTTTTGAATTGGGAGAAGCATAATGAGAGTTGTATGTCCCACTAAGATAGTCCCGAATCTCTTTGAGAATAACATCCTCATGGTACTTCCAAAACCCATTAGTGTTAGTAGGAGGTTCTGGAAGATCAGGAACATTAAACGAAATAGTATCGTCAACAGAGGATCCAGAAATCCCCTTTGGGGGAATATCTGGAGATGATTCATAATCAAAATTCATAGTGTATGAAGAAGAAATCATTGTA